CCTTGTGAAATGCGCTGTTTTGGTGTGGAGCGCGACATTGCTAACAGTCTCTTATTTGGGTTTCTTCCCGCAGATGAAAATGGACAATACTTTTGTGGCTAGCTTGCTCACGGGGGCAATGGCCTCTTTTGGTATTGAGCGCAAGTCTGCTAACCAGCAGAAAAAACAGCCACCTAAGATTGACTCAAAGGAGCCACCAAAATGAAGCACTTCCTGCCTTTGGTTACGTTGCTGGCTTTCGGCCCAGCAGCTCATGCTGACTTAATGCACAAAATCACCAGCTCAGTCAGCCTCCAAGTAGGCGGGGCTATGACTACAGCAGACAGAATCGGCTCCAGCTTTTCAATCAGCGGTTCAGGAGTTGATACGACTGACGGCACTACAGCAAATACGATTTCAGCAGGTACGATCACGTCCGGTGTTTACGCTCCAGGCACAATCGCTGCAACGCAAGACACACCCGGCAACGCTTTCAGCTTCAGCCAGTCATACACTCAGGCCGATGCCGTCCCAACATCAGCAATAACAACAGGCGAAACCCCTAATTTTTCCAGCTTGCAGAGCACAGCTGCTGGGACGCTTGGCACACTTGCAGGCACAATTACCCCGGCAGGAGCACTAACCGTTACCGGCGGTGGGGCTAACACCTTGGCAATCGGCCAGTTTGTTACTGAGCTGAAAATCGATTAAATGCGAGTTCTTTTGTTGCTGCTTTGCGGGTTAGCAGGAGAAATGCTTGCTTTCGCTAAACCCGCGCAATCGGCTCCGGTTATTCCTAACTTTCAAACCGGCAGCATGACTAGCCACACTGAAACCACCAGCAAGGTCACGGAGACCATAGTCTCTGAAACTTACAGCACTGGATGGGAATACTCTGTAAGCGGCACTAACATCGGCCCGGTCAACGGGGCCAGCCTTACCCCAGGCACAACAACCGTAAATGAATGGTCAGCCCTCGACGTGAACAACAAGCCAAGCTGGGAGATCATTACCCCTGGAGCGGCTATGCAGTTCTCAGAAACCTACAAAGGGCCAGGGCTTTCAAACATAACGACTGTGCAAAAAGTGACGGAGATCAATCAGATTACGGACACTATAAGTACGTTCAGCCAATAGCACTTTCCCTTTTAGCCCTGGCCTCACCAGTCAATGCTGAAACAATTGGTGGCGTGTCTGCTACCGCCGCTCCAAGCGCAACCAGTTCTGGAAGCGTCACAAACCAAGCAGTGATGATTGCTCCATCGCAAGCATTCACTAATTCCTTTGGTAACGGCATTCAATGCCAAGGTCCCATCATTACGGTCACTCCTTATGTCAATAGGTCCAAAAGCTGGCAACTTCCGTATGTGGATTACTTTCCTGATCCCGTATATGACCTTTCTGATCTTAATGAGGATGGGGTACTCGATAATCCTGGACGAGTCCTCTACACAATGCCCACCAGGACAGGTCAAAAAGACACTCACAACTGGTCAGGTGGTTTGTCGATCCAGGCAACAATTCCTCTAGATGGTGGCCTCCAAGAACGATGCAAGGCTATGGCTGATGCCAACATCAAACTGCACAGGCAGATCGCAGAAACAAAGCGGCTTGAGTATGAAATTGCCAGGCTCAAGAACTGCGGCGAACTCAAGCTAAAAGGCATTGAGTTTCACCCCAAGTCGCCTTACTTTGCTGTCTGCGCCGATGTTGTAATTAAGCCCAAGCCAGGGCAAGTTCTGCCGCACAGACACGCTATTTCCGCGCCAACCGCTGCGCCCGTCTCCTCTCAAATACGCTTACCGGTTTCGCCTTACGCCCCAGCAAAGACTGGATCTTCTTCGCAATCTTCTTCACAGCAGGTTTCACAGCCTTAAGCAGCAGCGGCGTTGCTAAACCAGCAGTCACACCCACAGCAGCGGTTACCCCCACCGTTGTGACCTGCGGAAGAGACGGAATTGCTGCTATGACTTGTTCAGGCAACTTGATCTCTTCATACAGGACGACGCATTCACCGTCTTGTAACTCGTAGCCAGCAATTCTTTTTGAACCATTTTGGACAAGCGTTCCAACCTCCTTCGCACGAAGGGGAGGGCATCTTGGATCTACATCGACAGCAGCAGCTTTCGCCGGTGGCAACGTGGGTGGCGCTGGAGGTGGTGGTGTTGGCGTGCTGGGCGGGTTAGGCAGAACCGGCTCAGGGTCTACCGTTAACTTGTCTGGCCTGTAGTCCATCGGGTCAAACGCAGGCATGTCGATAATTGGCACGCCGATATTGACCGTTACCGGTGGCGCAGCAGGGACTGACAAGACTGGAGCGTTGACCCAAACCCTGTCAATGACGATCTCAGGGATCTCCGCCACTAAAACGGCAAAGCAGGTCCAGTCGTGCTGGGCATCAACTCTTTGACCTGGCTAGGCATTGCCTCAGTCACAGAGTCAGACAGCGCTGAATTCAATTTTCGCATCATCACTGCCTGAATCTTGTCCAAGTTCTCCTCGACGATTTGCGGCCCACGCAAAACGGCGTAAGTGATGATTGCCGTGTTCGCAGCCGCAAGGATGAAGCCAGCCGCTCCAAGCACATTGACGTACTTCTGCATAATTGTCTCCAAGAAAAAACCTCCCGGCTTGGTGTGAGGATTAGATCCCACCGGGAGGCTGCGGGTGTGTTCAAGTCCGCTCTAGCAGACTAATCAGAACTTGACTTTGCCGCCAAGTTTCAGGCCATAACCTGCGTCAATGTTTTCGTACTTGGCGTAGGAAACCTCGCCGTACAGATCAATGGAGTCAGAAAGTGGTGCGCTAGCGCCGGTCTTTGCAGAGAAACCAACTTCGGTTTCGCCACCATCAGGCTGCAGCCAAGAAGGACCACCCTGAATGTAGAAAGCGCCTTTCTCCCAGCCAACATGGCCATCCATGACAGCGCCACCAAAGTTAGAACCGCTCCAAGCGCCGTTCCATTCGGGGTTCAGGTAAAAACCGTCAGCCTTTGCTGCACAGAGGGGAGCCAAGGCAAGTGCGCCAGCGGCTGCACCAAAAACAAGCTTTTTGATCATTGGTGGACGTGAAGTACGTTTTTTCCGTGACTACCGTACTGGCTTTCTGCATTTTCGGTAGTGGTGAGGTTTCCATTTTCTGTTATGTCCACTGACTGCTCTGGTACATACTTGTGATGCGCCCACGCAGTGTTCCCCGTGATAAAGCCGACTACAAGGAGTGTTAGGGCGAAAACATTGCTCATCGATTTTGGTATTTAATCGCCAAGCCAGTGTAAACGCCATGAAACTCATGGCTAGGGTCATCTCGACCATCTCGCACGTAAAGATGGTCTAACCAGAGCACCCTGTTGGACATTGCTTCAACATCCCCCGCCCCAGGTTTGCAGGGGATCATTGGGTCGGGACGTTCCATCAGCTTCCAGCCGCGTTTGCTGGTTCAGAAGGCCAACTGATGTTAGTTGGGTCGCTTTGCTTTGTAATGTCCCGCAGTGCCTGCATGTAGGCATCCAACTCAGAGATTGTGTCTGTTGTTGGGCTAACCCCTTGGCGGGTTTCGCTTAACCAGCGAGAAATGCGCCATTCAACAGCGTCGATTTTTTGCTTGCGCTGATCGCGTATCTCGTCCCACAACAGATCTTGCTCTGCTTTTAGCTCTGCCTCGGTTTTGTCGGATACGACCCAAGCGGTGCCACTCCATGTAACTTTTTGGGTTGTTCCGTCATGAGCAGGGGCGAATCCTGCAAAGACGTAGCCAACATCAGCAATTTCGTCTTCAGTAAAAGACGATGGATCAGTGCGGACGCTGCCGTCAGACAAACGTATCTTGAAAGGCAGCTCTTTGGGCTCGCCTTGATTAAGTGAGTAGAGGCTCATGCGACTCCTATGTAGAGAACGTCATTTGGGTCCATTGGTTCGCTGCTATAGCCAGTCACGGCATGGGCGATACGAATTTGCTCACCACCTGAAAATGTATAAGCAGGGCTTCTTATTAGTGCGGCTTGGTAACGAGCTGTGCCGCTGGTCTCTCTGTAGTAGTAGTAAGTATTAGATGACTGAGCCGTTGTTGCAGTTCCAAGAGTCAAAATCGTGTCGCTGCCGCCGTCTCCCGATGTCTTGAAAGTGTCAGAAATCCCATCAGCGCAACCTGTGTAACTAGAGCCTGTGCTGGTTGCAAGGGTAAAAGCGCCGTTGCTTCCACTTACGGTGTAGCTTGTCGAATGGTAAGTTCTAGAAGCAGATGTCGACAATGACTCTACAAATCCGTATGTAGATGTGCCGCTAAGACTGACTGTCAAGTTTCTCCAGCCGGTATCGTTAGTGTCGTTAAAAACCCAAGACTCAAGCAAGGAAGTTCCAGCATTATTTAGTATTTGAATTGCCGCGACAGGGCAGTCGCCGTAATATGTCGCGCCACTGCCGATTACATGATTTTTGTGCCCTAAGTAAAGGCGAGCTGAGCCGCTAAACGTAGCAGGAACAGTGACTTGAGTCACATCATAGTTACCGTTGTAGTCAGCACTGCTGCCACTCATATATGTGTCACTTTCGATAAATCGGCGGCTAAATTCAACAAAATCAGCGGTGGGGTCTCCATCAATTTGACCGTCTACAACTATGGGTGACACCGGCCAGCGGCTTGCAGCTTTGTCTATTAACTGCGACTCAAGCTTCCATATGCCGCTTGCAGCGGAACTGGTGGGGACAGTGCGAGTTTTAGTGATGAAATTGCCGTTGTAATGCCTCATCAAGAAATCTCCTCATAAGAGCAAATTGCTTCTAAGTCGCTTGAGGCGCTTGCCTTTATGCGCAACTTGTCATTTTCCTCTAAGTAGATCTGAGTGTCCTTTGACACGACAATTAACGTCGCCTCTGCTGGCACGTCAATTTGCTTTGCTAGATAGAAATCATTGGAACCGCTTTTCTGCAAGACAACTTCGACAGCAGCTGCATTCGTGCCGTCTACATTTGACACGATCAAAGAGTTGATCTTCATGACCTTATTGCTCGAAGATGCGTTAGCAACCAAGTCAGCAAAAGAAGTAGTTAATGCGAGCCCTACACTCTTCCCTGTGACGGTTGATAGTCCTGCAATGTTTGGAGCGGTCATGGCGTTACCTGTTAGGCGAAGATTAGCGCAATAGCTGTTGACTGGGCACGCGACATTCCGCCGCCGCCACCAGAACCATTAGAAGCAGCTGTGATCCGCCCTTGAGCGTCAACTGTGATGTCAGCAGATGTGTAACTCCCCGCCGTTACAGCAGTGTCAGCAAGTTTGGCTGCAGTGACAACATCATTGTCAATCGTGAAAGTTGCGCCGCTGTTTGAGACGGTGATGTCGCCCTTGTCGCCGTCAGAGATGCCCCCGCCTCCGCCTGACGGTGTTGCCCAAGTCGTTCCACCTGAGCCGTCTGATTGCAAAAACTGCCCAGACGATCCGTACCCGCTTGGAAGCGTGAAGGTGAGGTTGCCTGAAAAATCAGCATGGGCAGGCGCTTGTATTGCAGCATAGTGAGCATTGCTTGACTCGCAATACAATCGAACTTGTGATCTTGTGCCGTCATTTTTTATACTGAAAACACCTGAAGTCGCCTCTAAGTCAATGCCTGGGATGCGAAAAGTGTCTTGATTGCTATTGCCAAGAGTTATCTCTCCTATTGCAGTGGCAGAGCTTGCATCGGCGTTATAACCAAGAATTATGTTGAAAGCGCCGGTGGTTAGGCTATCCCCGGCTTGGTAGCCCATCAAGACGTTGCTGTTGCCGCCTGACCCTGTCAAGCTGCTCCCAGCCCAATTTCCAATAATTACGTTGGTATGACCTTCGGTTATTTCCCGTCCAGCGAAAGCACCTATCGAAATGTTGTTATAGCCTGTCGTCGTATCCTCTAGAGCGGTATATCCAACGGCTACATTTGAATTTCCATTTGTAGTTGAGTAAAGAGCTTTATACCCAACTGCAACACTGTTGCTCGCGGAGCCACTGCCAGCAAAAGAAAATGCGCCAATAGCTGTATTCTTGCCATCAGTATTATAAGCGCCAGAGACATACCCTACGAAGACATTGTCGCTGCAAGATACAATATCGCCTCCAGAAAGAGCACCAAGGAAAGTGTTTCTAATTCCTGTAGTGAGAGACTCGCCGGCCCTATTTCCGAGCCCAACATTAGAGGTGCCTTCTGTAAGGGCAGTTAAAGCCGATTTCCCGATTCCAGTATTGCCATAGCCATCAGTTTCAGAGTCAAGCGCATTGGCTCCAACACCTAGACTGTCGCTGGCGGTACTGTTATCGACAAGCCCGCTAGTGCTGCTGCCAACCTCAACGACTGACCCGCCATCGGTCTTGGTAAAAACACCGCCATCGCTTGTATTGATGGCGAGTTCGCCTACGGCAAGATCTGACGCTCCAGGATCGGATGTCCCGCGCTTGTGCTTGATTGTATTTGCCATTGGTTCTAAAAAGTGCCCCCATCGAGTTCGAAACCGCTTACAGATCCGTTTTCGAGGAAGGTCACAAGATCGCTCAGTGCAACTTGAACCATCGTTCCAGCGTCATTAACAACCATGCGATCTGCTGTCGCCAAGGTCGTAGAGGTCGCAGAAGTGCTGCCGTCGACAATGTTCAGCTCTGATGTTGATGCGTTTAACCCATCAAGCTTGTTGATTTCAGCAGTGTCAGCAGTAACCCCATCAAGCTTGTTGATCTCTGTAGCGGTTGCGGTTACGCCGTCAAGAACATTCAGCTCGGCAGTAGTAACAGTTGCGCCATCAAGAATGCCGACCTCTGTTGAAGTCAATGCAACCAAAGCAGTCGCAGTTGCGCTGCTGGCTCCTGCAAAAGTGTCTAGCTGGGCATCATATGCCTGGACATTTGTGCCGATCCCGAGCCCCAGAGATGCTCTGGCGGTTGAACCGTTTTCAGCAACAAATGTGCTGCCGTTACCAACAATGATGTTGCCGTCAGTGACGCCAAGGCCAGAAATCGCATCAAGCTTTGAGCTGTAGGCGAGAATGTCGCTGCCTATTGCCAGACCTAGTGCCGTTCGTGCGTCAGAGGCAGTTGTAGAACCTGTCCCGCCGTCGACAACTGCAAGCGTACCTGTAATGTTTGACGCACCAAGGTCAACAGCAAGCTCAGCAGACTCAATAACAAGGCCGCCATTAGCTTTTCGGTCAACGCTTACGGTGCTTCCGCTTACGTCAATACCATCACCGGCTGATGGTGCGCCAGATGATGCGATTGTGATCCCACCAGAAGAATTGGTGATGGTCACGTTGCTTCCAGCGGTCAAGGTTGCCTTGGAAAGCGAACCGCTTGAGTTGCCGATTAACAGCTGACCGTTGCTGTAGCTGGTTTGGCCTGTCCCACCCTTGCCGGTGACGATTGTTGACGCAGACCACGTTCCAGAAGTCAGCGTGCCAACAGAAGTAAGACTGGAAGCAATGACACCAGAACCAAGAGCGTTATCGCTAAGAACGCTAGAGCCATTGATTTTGAAAGCTTTGCCAGCGGCAAGATTTACATGCTCAGAAAAGTCCCAACTATCAGTGCTGTTGGCCCAAAGGATTGTGTGATCCGTAGCACCCTTGAGTGTTAAACCTCCCCCGTCTGCCGTCGAATCAGTCGGCGTATCAACCTTTCCAAGCTCAATGTTTTTATCTTCGACGTTTAAAACACTTGAGGATATTTCAGTTGTGGAGCCATTCACAGTCAAGTTGCCGCCGACAACAACATTCCCCGATGTAGCCAGTGACGAAAGCGTTGGCAGAACAACCGTGCCAGTGAAGGTCTTATTGCCGCTTACTGTTTGGTTCCCGGACAGATTGACAAACGCACCATCACCACCAATAGCAATAATGCTTGACGCACTACCCCCGGCACCTCCCGTGCCTTTGCCGTAATACAAAATGCCATCACCGGCATCTGCCTCATTGAAAGCTAACTCGGCATTTTCCAGAGAAGAAGGCGCTCCGGTGCTCCCTCCTGACGCCCGACGCTTAATCCGAAGAGTGTTAGCCATGGTCAGAAATTGCCCCCGTCGGCAAGTGTGTCAGTCGTCCAGGTTGTATCAGCCCGGAACGTGTTGGCAGTTGCGTCGTAATAAATAACGCTTCCCTCCACTTTAGACGACGAATCAAGGACAAGCCCAGGATCTCCGGTATCACCTTTAGGCCCTTGAGGGCCAGCGGTTGTGGCTGTGACAGTTGTTGTGACAGGGGCCTGAACAACGGTCGTCCCATCAGGTGTGGTGACAAGGACCTTGTTCTCAGCAGTTGTGACGTTGACCGTGGTCATGGTGACGTGTACCCCTGAGAGACAAAAATGACGCCCTCCAGGTAATAGTCCCTGTTGCCGCTGCCGTTTTCAAGCATTACGTCGTAGTAAAGCTCGTCCGGGAAAGTTGCCGTTTGTGCGTCGGTAAGGCTGATAGTGACCTGCCCGTTGGAGCGGTTGGTGTACGCGACAGCAAAATCCGCGTACTTGGTTGACCGCGCCTTGTCCCACGCTTGCGCGTAAGCAGTAAAGCCCGTTAAGTCAATTACCGCATCATTGCTGTCCTTGAACTGCAGCAACAGGGAGTAGTCAGCCCTCCGCTGAAGCGTGAAATTGTGCGTTCCAGGTTGAACAGACATAGCGCACCTCTTAGAGCAAGCTTACCCTGCGTCAAGTCTTAATGCAGGCCAGCAGTGCGATGTTGCGTGGTCGTGCCTCAGTACCCCCATCAGCTTGAATAGTAATTCCAGTTGATGCTGGACCAGTGCTTTGGGCATCGGGGTAATTTTGAGATTCACCGTCGCCAGAGCCGCTTGAGGAAGTTGCATTAGCAACTCTTGATATGGTGGGCAGGGAGTGAGAGTGGCTGTCATTCTCGACTCCGTGGTTGTGAGTTTTGTTTTGATCCCCCTGAGCACTTCCAAGCGCTCGATTGCTGTCAACGCCTCTGCCGCTATCTAGTCCGCGAATAAACTCACCACGCAAGTCTGGGAGATTAAAAGTCGTTGATCCGTCGCCAACACCGTAATAGTCCTGAATAGCGGCAAACAACGCCGCAAAAGTTGTTCGGCTGACTGGACTGCCATCAGCTGGCAGGTATCCGGGTGGGGCCTTCGGAACGGGAGGCGTCTGGGTGAAATCCAACATAGTTGTATAAATAATCGTTCCAGCAGGTGTTTGGTCGCCGTCAAGATGTTTCCATTCGCTCCCCGAATAGCCCTCGTAAGCATTATTTGATGTGTTGAACCGGATCATTCCGGTGTTAGGGCTGGCAGGGCGCTGGCCTGTTGTGCCCGCAGGCAGATCCAGCGTTCCAGTGCCGGTCATCTTTACGTTGCCACCGAACGATGCTGTCCCGGTAAAAGTCGGAGACGCAGCAGTAGCTAAGCCAAGGTTTTCAAGCTCAATGCCCCCAACAGTGCTGACGTTTACAAAGCCATCACCATTTGCATTTCTTATTTTTAATGTGTTGTCGCCTGTATCTGCATACCACTGGAACTGGAAATTGCTGCCGCTGCCCGGCGGGTCGGAGCCTCCGCTGTTATTCGTGCGGATGGCTTTCAAGCAACTATTTATATCGTTAAGAAAAGCAGCCCCGTTTTGGTCAGCTAAGTCGTAATCGTGGTTAGCCACAAGCAGTCAGCGGTTTCTTGCAGACATTCTACTCCTGCTTGCCAAAGCCGGAAGCAACGTAATCAAAGTCCCGTTCGACAAGCCCGCTACCGTTTGGGTTGTTAAATCCAATATAAAAACCTTCCCTATCTTCAGAAGCAAGTGTAAACCCTTCGCCAGCGGTGTTATTTTTAGGGATTATGATTAGCCGAGGTGGCACACCGGGCAAAGCGTGTGTATCGTGGCCAGGCCCATATTGATTAAGTTGACTCGCGTCTAAAGTATACGCAGCTCGCCCATTAAAAAATTTATTGGCGTAAGTTACGGCGATTGGAACTGTTGAGCTTGTAGTAATTGTTGAGCTACTTTGCTCTGTTCGCTGTTGCAGTTTTACGTTGACGCCTAACTGGTCAACAAGAATGTTCTGAGACGGGTCATTTGACGTGAGCACAACCTTAAACTGAAACGCTCTTGCTGTCAGCGACGCGCTTGTCAATTCCTCCCACTTAGAAAAATCAGCGTCATCAAATATAGGGTTAGAAGTAGACTTTGTTGTTCGCACATAAAGTTTAGCGTTTGTCCCGTCTACAACGTCCCCGCCTAAAGGCGGCCAAGTGCTTATAAGGGCCTCTTTACTACCAATAGTATCGTCTGGGTAGTTGCCGCGAGCTACGATATGTCGTTCTAAATCAACAGTGTAGATATTGCCAAAATCAAGTGTTTTTTCAAACTGATACTCACCCGATGATTTAACAGTTCCGCCCACAAGTGAGTATTCAGAATTGCTGCCGCCTGAAGTCCCTATATCAACAGGACTGCCGCCATCAGTTTCACTGACCTTAAAAGTATTTGCTGTTAAACCTGACGAAAGAACAAAATAAGTAGTTCCTACTTGCAGGCCGGATGGCAAGACAAAAGGAGTGGTGTTTATGCGAAACTGCACTTTATCACCCGCAGAGAGTTGATGGTTGACAAGGTTTGGGGTGAACCCACTAAACGTCCCATCAAAAGTTTTTATTGTATCGTTTGTTGCGTCAAATATAACTAACTTAAACCTTGACCCGGTAATGCCTGGAGTATCTTGCCTCGTTAAAGACAAAGCATTCCCGGAAGCATTGTATATAGCGTTAGTTTTTGCGCCCGCGAACGGCGTAGGAGATATTGTGTCTTCCCTTATACTTTTGACGCTCTGAAAATCCTGCGCATTTGGTACTTCAGTTACGATAACGCTTGCTTCTGTTACGCTTTTTCTGCCCCCGTCATCAGCAAACTTAACTAAATACTCTCCTGCGATTAAAGGCACTTCTTTTTCTGTAGAGTTTCCGGCAACCGCGTTTACAAGGTCAGAACTATTTGACCATGATGCAGTGCCATCAGTTAAATTGCTGTGCCGAATATGCACCTTGCCACCTACTTTTACGTCTAGGTCAACCGTTTCGTCCCAGCGCAATCGGGCGTTTTTCTGACTAACTGGTTCTATAGTTAAATTTTGAACATCTCCAGGTAAAGCTAATTTTGCTTGTATAGTATGTTCGTTTGTTGCGACGGGGCTTGTCTCCCCCGCAAAGCTTCTAGCCACGATCTTTACTTCCAGCAGTCCATCTTTTAATCCCTTAACTTGAACCGATGGAGTAGCAGTAGTTAGCCCGATAAAATTACCGCCGTCTAAGCGATACTCGAGAGCAAAATCTTTTACGTTAGTGGCTGTTACAGCCACCCCATCAGGATTACGTTCGGGGTCGGGGAGTACGACAGTAGGGGTTTTCCAGCTTATATCGACGCCAACACGAACTACACCCTTCTCTGCGTATAAAAAATCTTGTATGACTATGCCTGAAACTGCTTTAGGCGCATCAGAGATGCCTGATATCTCGCGTTCTTCAAACTCTGCCCCCTCCTCAGCCGCCCCATAAATAGTTTGGTTGTATTTGACTGCAGTGACTCCGTAGGTGTGGTCATCGTTTTCAACGACAGCCATTACACGGAATTGTTGGGATTGAATGTCGTCGGTTTGAATTAACCAAGGAGCGTTTGCCGCCGGAACCTCACTTAAGGCACTGGCTAAAGTTACGACGGCCCCGCTAAGGGTAAAACTGCGCGTTTCAAGCAACCCGGATGGCAGCATGAACGTGATTTTGGGCGTTTTTTGGGAATTTACAGATAAATCAGTAGAGGTATCAAGTGTTATTTGTGAGGCGCTGGCGGCAGAAGCAACGCGACCGCTTCTGCGTGTGTCGGCTCTTAAAGGATCAGCAATATCTACAACCGTTCCAGGGCGCAGAACAACCCCTGAATCAATGCCGATGGAAAACGTGCATATCTCATTTAAGTTTTGCTCGCTAAGCAGCGTCCACTTACCCAACCGCCTTGCTTGCCCTTGTGAGTAGCAACCAACCGCTCTGATCTCTTTGTTGTTTACCCCGTACTTTGCTATTGCGTTTTCGTCTTTTACGTGCTCAAACGCTACCTCACCTTTTTCTTCGTAAGTTTGGTATGCAACGGTCGCGCTCGTATGCCTGCTGCGTAGTGATGTTCCTGAATAAGAAAACATCCCGTCAACAACATTCGATGGACCTAAGGTATATTGCGAATCGGTTGGCCTGTCTTGCAGCAGAACCAATGAACCTGCTCCGTAGTAAGAAATGCCACGGAAAATGCTGGTCATATCCCTGATCGCGTCATAAACCTCTTTACGCTGGTTAATCAATAAATTGCAACTAAAGCGAGGCTCTTGACCATTCTTCCCATCGTCTACTAACTCGTTGCAGTATTGCGATATAGCAAAGAAATCATATCGGTCTAAAGAAGACGCAGGCACGCCTGCTCCATAGCGCGTGCTTGTCAGCAAATCCCAAAAACACCACGCTGGGTCATTTGTCCAAACTGTTCCCCCTGGGGCACCTGCATCAGTGCTCAGTTGGCCGGTCCAGACACCGTCGTAAGTGATCCTGCCGGGAATCCCATTTTCTATTGATTCAGTTTGGCCAGTAGCCACAACAAGCCTTTGAGTTTCACTTTGATCAATTTTTGCGTTAGTCGGAACACCCACTTTTATGCCACGGATCAGATATTTTCGTGTCGGGATTGAGCCGAATTGCCGAGCGTCAAACCTAAGCCCTACTAAAGCAGCGTTTGGAAACCCATATTTTTTATCTCGTATCTCTGTATAGCTTGACCAAACTGTATCGTTTGACAACCTTACGCTTTCACTGTCCTCTGTGTCGCGCCTAACTTTTATGTATGCAGGGCGAGTATCGTTTAACTTAAACACATAATCCCGCTGGTATGAGTTCCTACTTTTGCCTTTTATAGTGTCTGCCTTGACTACGTTAAAGCCGCCTCCGTTGTAATCAACTAAAATACTAATACTAACTTTAGTGCCTACAATATCCCCGTCATCTTCAATTTTTTGCAAAGATGGGATAGAAATGGTAACCCGAACACGATCGACGGTGGCATCTTGAATAGTTATTATGGGGGAGTTATCCTCTTTTATTTGTGTGTTAACGATTCTTGCAGTTTCGACAGTGTTAAAAGGTCCAGGCAAGTAGTCTTGGGTCGGCGTTCCGGTTCTAGTCTCAACCCGAAAATTTGAAAAGTTATTGCGGCCCCTCGTATCTTCAACAGGCGTCCCATCAAGAAATATGCTTTTGTTGCCGTCGTCTAGGCCTTGGATTTCGCCCTCGCTGAGCAAGTCAATGACATTGGCAAATTGTCTTGACTGAAGCGAATCGGCATCTTCTGTCGGGGGAGAACTGCTGCCGCCTCCGCCGCCTTTTCCCCCGCCGTCCCCAGCGCCTGCTATGTATTTGGGATTAATCATGATTAAACCTGATCAACGTCAAGACCTGCTGAAACGACCGCCGACCCAACGAACACACGCCCATAGGCTATCGGTACAGCCACGCCTTTCTTAGTAGTGTTAACTATCCCACTAAAACTACTCGACTCCAAAAGCGTAGGCTCTTCGCTAGCTGTTATGGGCTGCGGGACGGGTGAAATCATTTCGGCTACGCCGTTAAGCACTAAGGACGCCCCAACCAGCCCAAACGCTGTGGCAGTCCCTGCAGCAAACACTGGAGCACTAAGGCCAATAGCTGTAAAACCAATCGGCCCGAGCAGAATAGCCGCAGCGATAAAACCTAAACCAGTTAGCACCTGTGTAAACCCGCCCGCGCCCATCAAAACAGGCGTAATGCTAAAAACTTCTTTTTCGCTCCAGGGTAGGTACAGACCCGTAACGTCCTTGTCGTGAACCGCCTGTGTACCCACTGTTACTTGATACGCAACGCCTCGTTTTTCGCTGTCTAGCAACCACTTTTCAAGTTTAGGGAAATTAACCAGCAGAGCCTTTAACGCTTGAGCAGGCGTGTCAGCCACAAACTCAAACCGTCCTTGGCCAAGCTGCTCTTTTAATGCGCCGTAGACCTTAACGACTTTCATGCCTTAGAACGCACGCCACGTTTTTCAGATAATACTCGCCCAACACGTCTCTGCTGCTTAGTCGGCCTTGTACGTGGTGCAAAACCTGCTGGTCTCCGATGTAGACCGCCGCGTGGTTTGGCACAGGCGAAGACAACTGGATTAACAGTAAATCACCTTTTTGCAGTTGTGCCATTGGAATGCGGTGAAAACCTTCCTTTTCAAAATTGTCTAAATACAGGTTTTGGCCGTTTTCCCACCACCGATCACGCCTTGGGTAATTCCTTAGCTCAACACCTAGCTCACGCTTATACCAGTCGCGGCACAGGCTGTAGCAATCAACCACTCCATGGGAAAACGCCCGCCCCACATAGGGCAGCTCAAATCCTTCTGGCTCGCAGTATCCCCAGTTCCCTGTGTTTGGGTTGACGATATGCCAAGGGAGACCGCTTTGCTCGCACGCCACTCGGTCTGCCTGCGATGGTGCGTGGTTTGTAACCGGGTGGCTATGGATAACAGCCACAATTTCGCCTTGCTCTTCTACCGCTGCGTAATCTCGTGGATCAAGAACAAAGTGCTCCTGGGGCGTAGTAGCGAGGTTTTTGCATGGGAAATATCTGCGGCGGCCTTTGACTACAGCTACTAAGCCACAGCATTCATTGGGGCTTTCCTCCGCTGCGTGTGCTTGAATTTTTTCTTTTAGGGAAGGGGGCAGCGTCATAAAAATAGCGGCAAGACTTATTAGGCAGACGGTAGCTCGCCGTCCTCACCGACGACACGTCCAGGAATTTTTTTATTGGGCAAATCGAATTTGCTTGCTAATTCAAAGCTAACAACATCTCGGTTTTCAAGTGACTTGCGGTCTATAAACCACTCCTCTACAGGGAAAGTCGCGTAGGGGTCTGCGCTGCTTTCATTATCAAGAAACTTTTTCAAAGTGCGTATCCTTCTAACCTTGGCCCCTATTAAGTCGTTGTTTGGGGTCACTCTATTAACCCCCGTGTCTTTGTTGATGAGCATGTCTGTGACAACCCCGCTTAAGTTGGCGACCGTCAACGTCGGGCGAGGCAGCGTCCCAGTGTTTGTGTACTCAAAACCCTCTGCCTTTACTGGAACGCGGGAGTAAGTCTGCCCTGCCCAGAGGATATCCCCGGTTATGTCCGCGTTGCTGCCCGCGTGAAAGCGCACTACGACAGATTGATTGTTGCTGTCTAGGCCGTGCAGAGCATCGTCGTAATGCAGCTCGAATAATTCAATAATCGCATTAACGGCTAAACCTGACAGGTCGGCATAAACCGAGCTGATCGCAGTCCAGACAACTTCGTTATCCGTGACTGTGCTGCCAATGTCAGTAGGCCAGTTTGGCTCTTCGCTGCCTGACGTTCCAGTCCCTGTTATTGCGGTGCATTTGAACACCAAGCCGCTATTTTGTGCAGCAGTTGCACGACGAATAGCGCCAACAGCGAAATCGGTACTAGGAGCCCAAGCAGCAACAGCCATTACGGTTCAAAGACTTGCCTGAATGTTGCCTGGATTGTGGCGCGGTTCAAGTACGGAATCGACTTGCTCCACTCTTCGCAAACAAACTTGGAGCTGCTTCCTTCGCCTGGCGGGGTGAAGTCAAAGCTTGCGCTGTCTGCAGCTCTTGCGTCTAAGAATGTCTCAATGGTGTCTGCTTCGGTTTCTGAAACATTAAAAGTCAGGCTGTATGACTTTGGGTTTTGGTTTAAGCCAAAACTTAAACGCTGCTCATAGCCATCACCAAAGCGCACCGTGCGGGTTGCTGGTGCGCTTGATTTTTGAAGCCCGTAAGCAGGCGTGATTGAGGGAAAGGTTGCCATTATGCAAGTAAACCTCCAGGTCGTTTTTGTTTAATTAGCTCAGCTTGAACGGCAGCGCCGAGCATCTTGCCGAGTTGACTTGCTTGGGCAGAATCGCCTTCAACACTAGAGCCAGAGGCATCGACGTTCACAGTTACGTTAGCGCTGCCCATTGCGCTGTTCGGGACAATGTTGCCTTGAGCACCTGGAACGAACAGCTCAGGCCCACGTTCTCCGACCAAATAAGGCCGGTTGCCAGAAACTAAGCCGCCATTAGCTTTGCCTGTAAATGCACCTGGATTAAAGAAACCTGCCATGTTGGAAGTGTTTAATCCTGCAGGAGCAGCGCCTGAACCGCCAAAAGGCATTCCGCCCCCTGACACGCTGTAGTCCCCGCCGCCCATCCCAGCGAACATACGAGCGATGCCGATCGCGATGTATTGGGCGATCATTTGTTTAGCTGCTTGGAACAGCATGTCTGCGATGCTTCTTAGGAAGTCAGCAAAGGCTTGCTCTGCTGTTTTCGTTCCTTCAGCAACAGCTTGTAAGCTATCAAACAAACTATCAACAACTGGAGTAGTTAAAGCGAGTGCTTCGTTGTATTTTTCTTGGAATACAGTTGCACTTAAAACAGCTTTTTCTATTTGGACATATGCGTCTCTTTGTCGTTTAAGCTGTTCCGCCGCTTTTCTATCAGATTCTTTTTTACTCTCTGCAGCTTTTCCTTCGGCTGTTCTTATTGCGGCGTTTTGCTTTAATAGCTCTTGCTCAATGCGAAGATTACCTAAAACTTCGGTAGTCATTGACCCGCCAAAAAGTCCCGTAAACGCGGGGTTTACAGCTAATTCTTGCTCTCTTAGCCTGACACCGCCTTCAAATTTTTGAATCGCTAAAGCGTCTTCATTAGCCAAGTCTTGATTAGCTAACGCTACTTTTAACTGTCTTTCACGTTCTTTTGTTAAATCTTGCTCTAGGTTAAATTTAGACGTTAATTGAGTAAGTTCTATGTTGTTTAAAGCTATAAGGTCGTCACGTATATCTCTATTACGAACATCGGCTAGTTGTTCTTTTAGTTTAATTTCTAGTTTTTTCTTGTCTATGTCAAAAAGAACTTTGTTTTCAGCTTTTTTCAGCTCTAACAACTCTGTTTCGTTTGCAGATAGGCTTAAAATTTTTGTAAATTCTTGTACGGTCTGTTTTTCTAAATCTAACCTAGCTTTATCTACGGCTAATGAGCTTTTGGTAAGCCTTAAAGTCTGTTCTATAGTCTCTTTTTCTCTTTTTCGATTTGCTATAATTCGCGCTGTAGTTTTATCGTTTTCTTGTAACTGACTTAAACCCGCAAGTTGATCCAGTACAAACGCTCCGCTCCCGTCTCCGCCTCCAAGTTTAAATAACTCTTTAAATCTAGGTTCGTACTTTCTTTTTATTTGTGTTTCTTGTTGCCGTAAACCTACATCAATGTTAGTAAGGCGATCTGTAGATGTTAAACCGAGTGTAATTTGTTTTTCAAGGTTTAAATCTTCAGTGCTTCTAATAAGTTCTTCTCTAATTGCACGCCCTAGTTCTTCAACTTTTACTCTTGCTTCTTCTAGCTTTTCGTTTACACCGCCTAAAATTTCTGCTGCTGATTTTGTACCCCCAAGATCTTTATATAAATTTCTAACACCTAAAGCAATAAGTTCAAAAAACCCATTTATAAGTTTTAAGGGTAGGAGTAATGCTTCAAGGGCACCTGTAAGCCCAATAACAAGGGGCACCAAAAGAGTACCTACCAGTGCCCCAAAACTTTGCACAAACTGCATACTTACGCGCCCCAGCTTAGCGAATATCTCGTTAAGTCCTTCTAAGCTCTTACCGCTCAAACCAGTGGTCTGTCTTACTTTTTCGGAAACCATGTTTTGAGCTTCAGACAGCCTACCTAAACGCTCAAGTTTTTCAATAGCTATTTGAAATTCTGCATTTACTAAAATTCCTGCTTCACGTAAACCATCAAGATTTATATTTTTTGTTATTTCTCCTAATTCAAGCGCTTTAGTTACAGATTGCTCTAACTGCTGACCGATAGCACTACCGAATATCTGGCCACCGAAGGTCGCGCCAAAAGGAGCGCCTAATGCCCCTCCTAGTAGGCTCCCGCCTATAGACCCTGCCCCGCCTCCGAATAAAAGCGGAAAACCTGCTCCTAGTAACTGATCATTTAACTGTTTACCCTGCCTCTTTCGTCTAATTTTTCTGATGTTGTTAAGGCGTTCTCTAGCTGCGGATCTAGTTGCTTTAGCTTGTCGTTCATTTTCTCTAGTTATAGATTTTTCTATTTGCAGTTTTTTATCCAACGCTGCATTTATTGCGGCACGCTCTTGATCGGTTCTTACTTGAAACTTACCCGAAGTTTGCCCTGCTGCGGGAAGTAGCGGAACCTTTGTGCCAAACGGGTCAGCGGGCATAGGCTCAGACGCTCGTTTAATTTGCGTGCGGATAGAAAGCTCTCGTTCTACAAATTTGTTTCTTGCTTTTGCCAGTAAATTAAAAGATTCGCTACCGGCAACACTATTTTCAAGCAGTAAATCAATTTCAGCAAACTGTTGCCTAGATGCTGCTAACGTGCGCGGTAAACTTGAAAGATCTTTAATAATCTGTTTAGTGCTGCCCGCTGCGCCTGTGGAGGGGTTGCCTATAGCATCTAGTCCCTGTCCGGTTAGACCTAACCCTTGCCCCCTAGCGGTTTGGCCTGCTCCCCCTAAAACAAGTGAACGCCCTTCTTCTCTAAGAGCTTTAAACCGTAGCGCTAAAACACCGAGAGCAGCACTTTGTCTTTCGACTGCAGTAGTTGCTCTTCTAAATTGACCAGAAACTTTTTCGCTTGCACCAGAAATTTCAATTAAACTGTTTTTTACAGCTCTTATGCCCCCAGGTTTGCCAAGCGCATTGATAAGTTTTTTTGCCGATGCTTCTAACTTTTCAAGATTTTGTACCGACTTAGTGGTATCTAAATTTATTTTTACTTTATTGAGCTTACCTACTTGCTTCTCTACCTCAGCAATGCGCTTACTAAGATCTTTTACCTGCCTTTTATCTACCTTTACGGCAAGTGAGATGTCTTGTACCACAGCGCCGCGCCAGGACTATGCCTAATCCTAGCGCCTGCCCGTAGACTGCGCCCTCGCGGACATCTTTGCCCGCTCCATGGCTTTTTCCTCTTCCTCCCCTTTTATCTCGAAGAAGGCAGCCCACGCTGTCATCTCTTCGACTGTCAGCTCCTGGCAGAGCCGGGTCACCGTCATACCCAGCTCTTTTGCAACATGAAACAGAAATACCCAGTCAGGATTTGCTTTTCAAGTCTGCTTTAGCGTCCTCCACTTTGTTCTCCGCTCCAGAGGTCAGCATGGCTAGCTGGATTTCTTGAAGAACAGAGGCGTCAACAGCGTTCTTTAAAGTTGCTTTTTCGCCGTCTTGGAACAAACGCTTGCCTTCTTCATCCAAAGCTTTTTCTACCATCAACCCAAGCGCAAAATCGTTTGCATCGTCAGATCCCGCTTTCTTCTGGATCGACTCACGCTCTGCGATGGTCAAAGGGTGCCAAAAAACCGTAAAAATAACTTCGTCATCAGCCTTAACGTCGTAGCTATAAAGCTGGCTTACGCCAAACTTGTTACGCAGTAGTTCAACAGCTCGCATGAAGAGCACAATTTATTTCAGTAACACTCTACGCTATTGCGCTAAATTGGCAAGATACAAGCCCGATAAAGTGCGACCTATCCTCGATCTCCAGTGGGACGGGGCCGGACACTTCAAGTACACGAGGCTTACAGCTAAACGTATCTGTGTAGTCCGGAGCGTTTACAGACGTAAGGCCGTCGATTATAGACTCGCCGATGGCGGAGAAAGTAGACGTGCCAGCAGATTTTGGTGTGTAGATACTGCATTGAACAACGCCTACATAAAAGTCGGATGAAGCGCCGTGAGTCTGAATTGTTGTTTGGTTGTACGTGATTGACATAACTACATACTTTTTATTTTTACCGGGCGTCGTAAACCTCACATTGTCGTAGACCATTGAAACGGTGCTATCGGCTGCCGTTACGGCGTCAGTAACTGCTTTTTCAAAAGCAGCGCGAGAAGATACAAGACTCATACAACTCCCTGGTAACGAGCGCCACGATCAGTGCCTGTACCAGAAACTCTAAGCGACACACCAGGCTTTGCCCCGAAAAATAATTTTGCGCCTGCCTCGGCCTTGTATAGAAACGGGACGATGCCGCTAGGCCGTTGTAGAGCGTAACGGGCGTACTGTGCTGTGTTTCCTATATACACAGTGTCGCTGCTCGTAAAATTAGGAAAACTAAAACGAGGCTGAACTTGTGGAGAAATTGCTTTATGAGCAGAGCCTAGTCTGGCTTTATCCTTTTTTATCTGGCTCCAAGGTGCAAAATTCTCTACTTCGTCTTTGGGGCGTGGACGAGTGTTGCTTACTTTCCAGCTAGACGCAAAAAATCCTGTGTAAGCAGGGCTAATCACCTCTGTAGAAAGCTCTAGCCACACAAATTTAACAAAAGCCCTAAATGCTTGGTCTAAATCCGCGTCGATTTGTTGTTCTATCTGTTTTGCAAGTTTTCCCATCAGAAACGTACCAGCAAGATGTAGAGGTACTCTTGGCCGCCCCTGTAGGTTTCGATGTTCGTTATTTGAGCGGCTTCACCTGAACCTGCGAACTTAAGCACAATCTCATCCTGCATGGTCGGCTGGTTGCCGCCAATTTGCTCTGGTGCAATGTAGATGCGGGCTTGTCGTTCTTCTCTCCCCTCTTCCTCTTCAGACCGGATAAATTCAACTGGGCATTTCAAATCAAAATAAGGACGGTCAAACGTTGTAAACGCGCCTTTAGCAACGTCGTACTTCCCGTCAAACTTTCGCGTGTAATCAATAGTCG